AAAATGGGATTTAAAACTTCTGCATCCTTAAAATATGCATCTGTTTTTCCATCCATGTAAGCATTGCGACCCAATGTATAAAACGGTGCTTTAGATCTTTGTATCCAGTAATCTTTTAATTTAAATACATTAGACTTTATCTTATCAATATCTAATTTATCTAAACCTAAGTTATTAACATCAATCATAATGCACTTCTTTTTTTATAAAGTTCTCTGGTAATACAATGTAGTCCTCATGCAGACACACAGTGTATGGTGCATCATTGTAATATTCTGCAACATACATATTTGCTACTGCACATGATTCAAAGTTGCCAATATATTTTGGTTCTTCCATTGTTAAATAAACTATTAAGCAATACTCAAACATTACAACCTCGCTTTTAACCACTCTAGCAGTTCATATTCTGTGCCATATTTTGCAATCCACGTCTTCTTCCCTGAGTGAAAACCATCGCTACCTTGATGATGTTCGTGGCACAAAGGTAAGCAATTATCCCAACTATTACGCTGACTTTTGCCTAAACCTTCCCTAATGTGATGGATACATGGTGGAGTGATTGCATCGTCATAAAACTTACGACAGACTACGCAACCAAAGTCCACCAATTTCTCTATCCATTCTTTTTCACTTTTCTTCAAAATTAAATCCGTATTGTCCTGACCAGAATTTAATATTGTCTAAATACTCATTAAACTCTTTAGTATTTAAATCTGAAGTGCTACGAATAAACCCAACACTTTCATTTTTGATTTCTTTCATTTCAAATAAAAATTTATATGCCATCAATTTATGCATATCATTTTTTTCATATCCAAAGTAGTCTCCCATAGCAGTAAGCATCTCCCAGTAATACTCGTTTTGATCCATACTACGAACACTTTTTGGTTTTCTCACAATTACCTCCCAGACTTTCGTTGGATCTAGTTGTCTTAATTTACTAATTAAGTTTTCTAGATTGTGCTTGTTCATTTTGAAATTTAGCATATTTATTCTCCGCATCATAGTCTTTAGATTTAAACACACGACCATCATCTAATACTACTTTATATTTAATGTCGTCTCCAAATGTATGTTGTATCATTTTTAACATATCTTTAATACTAAGATTTTTATCTTTCATAACGATCCCTGTAAAGTTGTGTTGCTGAATCAAAAAATAGTCCATACTCGCCTTCACCATCCCCATGTCTATTTTTCTGAATAATAATATGTGCATCAAACATCCGTTCTTCTTCCTCAGTCATCTGAAGTGGATCGATGCGCTCCTTAGGTTTATTGCGCCAGACTGCAACACAATTATCACAAAGGTTAGTTATCGAACTAGAACCTAACACTGACATCTTGTCTGGTTTTTCGTCTTCAGTTGAACCCTTACGACTATGTGCTACTAAATGCAAATGACATTTTGTTTGTCTAGCAATCATGCATAGTTTATTTACAAAAGACTTTTGTCCGTTGTAATCGTCTTCTGCAATGGATTGCACCTTCATAAGTGAGTCGATGAGAATATGCTGAATACCTAATTTCTCGCTAGCATACAATAACAAACTCATTAATCTATCCTCAGTAACAGTATTCTGAAAGTCGTAGATCCAAAGTTTACCAACTGCCTTCATGCACCATGCCTTGATACCCTCTGGTTCTGGAAACTCAGATTTGAAACACTGCCTTGTCATCCTAGCAATCAAAGATACTGGTGACATTTCTGGTGACACAATACAAACCTTCTTATCTTGTGCCATAAGATTTTGAAATACCTGCCCAAGAAAAAGACTTTTACCATGACCATTGATACCCTGCCAGATAGTTACCTGACCTTCACCAAGTCGAAACCTATTATCGATCTTCTCGAATCCAACCTTATCACCTTGCAATGCTCCGCCATTAGCAAAGTAATCTAAGACATCATCAATAAAATAATCTGGTGATTTAAGTTCAATGTGTTCGTCTCCGTCCCTCTCGTTTAAGTAATTGTCAAAATCAGAATCTTGAATGATCAATCTTTTTAAGCGATTATCATCCAGTGCCTTAGCACCTTTTTCTAACCTAGACATAACTCATATACCTCTTTTAAACGTTGTGATGCTAATAGCACTCGATCTTTATCTTCTTCCGTTATAGGTCGTCCAGCAACAATATCTACAGCACAAAGTGCAACCAGTAAAACCTCTTGTCTCATTGCAGTCAAAACATTGTGTGCATTAAATCGTTGTGGTTTATATTCCTTACCATCATCTGGAAAGAGATCAGATAATTCAATACCAATAGCATTACAGATTTCATCAACAGAAGATCCACCAAAGTCATGCAATAAGATATTTCCATTTGTATCGTATTTAATAAATAAACTTGGTGTTCGATCAGATCGAGTGGGCGAACTTGCTACCCACTCATCTGTTCCAATCTTCCGAACCTTTTGTAGTCTGTTTAATAGGTCATTAATCTCAATCATCGAACTCAGTCTCTGAATAGATAAACCCATGTAAACCTACGACTTTTAGAACTGCTCGGTCGTAAGCACGCTTTTCTGCCATTGCCATAGGGTAACTGGTTTTATTGTTCTTAATATTTGCTTCACCAAATGTTTGAACAGTTTTGTCATCACTCTTAGCAGTGCAGATCACAACCATGTTGCCTTTGTCTGAGTCACACTCGACTACCTGAAAAGAATATTGAACACCTAACTTAGCACCAACAATTTCTACGTATCGGTGTTTCATTAACCATTCACCACTTTGTTTATGTTGCCAAAGTGCATCTTTCCAATCAAACTCAAAACGCTTTAGCATATCTTTAATTAATTTACTTTTCATATCATCTGCCATTGTGCTTCTCCATCTTATGTTTTTCTATCGCTTGCTCTGCTTCATATTGCTCACGCTCTTGTTGATCTTGCAACTGATGTTGCTCATCTAAGTATTGATCGTAATCTTGTAACCAACTATCTCTATCCATTATCTTCTCCCTTATATTTTGAATAAAGTTGGTCAACTGGGAGTGTGTCCCAGTCAACCTTGTTAATAAATTTGTAACCATTAATCCAACACATATAACCTGTTAGATTATGATTGCTATCGTAAACTTTGTAAAGTTCGTTAAATCGCTTTAGGGTATTGATTGTCATAAATTATCTCCTGTGGCGATGGTGATTTGTTAAAGTCCTTAAATACTTTTAAGAACTGAATAATATCTGGTGAACTAAACTGCATAAATGGTTCGCACCAAACTTCTTCACCGTTGGAATCAACCTCTTGCTTATAAACTGTGAGACCTTTAAGCAGATCTGGGCAGTGAACCGCAGATGATAGTATGTATTTGATGAGGTCGTGCATTGCTACACGACCCTCAGTATTTTTAATTGTTTGAGTGACTTCTCCACTCTTCTTTAGAATGTAGTTTGTTTTCATAATGATCTCCTTATAACTTACTACGTTTTTTAAATGCAATCCAGAACGCTTCCCCCAACTCCAACTCGTATGTGGATCGCAGACCTTTTAATTTAAACACAATGCAATCACCTTGTAAAGTTACGATGATTTCTCTGTTACCTCGATCAAAAACAGTTACGTCAGTCTCTCGTGTAACTGGTTTAGTTAGTTTTGTTGCCATACTTAATCTCCTCAAGTTAATGTTAGACCCTAAGCAACAGGGTCTAACTCTTTAATTTCCCAACTATTGTATCTGTTACGTAACTCAGTCAACAAATTTATGTAGTTGTTGATTTCATAACTTAACTTTAGTCGGTATCTTTCTTGTCCAGTATAGTAATCATCCTCGTCATTTACCCACTGAATAAGTCCATCGTCATTTAAACTATACTTCCTGTTGAATCTCCAAAGTTCACCTTGTATTTCTTTTGGGTCGATTAAAAAAACTTCAAAAGTTTTATCTTCGTCCCAAGCGTAAGGTTCATTTCTAACTGATACAAAATCAACCCACATTTTTTTAGGACTACTGTAACCTACTTGAACATGAACTGGAACTTTGTATTTTTGTTTGCCACTTGCTACGTCTTGCATATATTGTTGTTTGTTATCGATAAATTTTGAAAAGTCTTTAATAACATTACCAAGAACTGATCTATCTTTTTCAAAAGGTAACTCATGTGAACCATGACATGACCCATGAAAATAACCATTGTGAATTTGATACCCATGATTAGATAATTTACCATGTGGTGCTTTCATTTTTCTGCCACAAATTTGGCATTCTCCAAAGTGTGTTGCTTTCATAATAATCTCCTCAAATTTATATTAAAAAAAACTGTGTCCAGACCTTGTCCATGTTCCCAGTCTGGTTGGTGTTTGGGTTTCCGTCTCGCCTTCGCAGGGTCTTTGAGTCCCTCAAGTGATTTTTAGTTGACACTTGAACCAACATTAGGATCTAACTACAACATCCATATATAGAACTATACTCTCTTTTTTATAAAATACAAGCAAACTTGTTAATTATTTTTATTTATTTTTATCTTGCACAATTTAACTTGTTTTTGATATGATGTCAGAATGTGTAATTTTATGGAGGAGTTATGACGTTAGATGACGTGAAGAAAAAACTGAATCTAAAGAACGACTACGAGGTTGCTGATACGCTTGGCATATCTCAGCAGGCAGTCAGTCTTTGGCGCAGTAAGGGAGGTGCTATACCAGCACTAAGGCAGTATCAGATCAAAGAGAAGATCGATGCTATTTAAGTATGAGGTCTGGGAGGATGGAGATCTATTATTTAGATTCTATGATAAAGATAACGCAGTTCAGTTTATGACCTGTAGACCAAACACCAGACTGGTAAAAATAAAACCACCGACATTCCAGAACTTACTGGATAAGGTTGGTGAAGCATTATTTTAGGAGATCAAATGCAATTCTATCAACACCATATTGGTGACTTTAAAAAGGACACCAGTTTTCTAGACCACAAAGCGAGATCACAATATCTCGAATTGATGTGGTTATATTACGACCAAGAAAAACCACTGCCAGATGATATTCCATTACTGGCAATGAAAGTCCAAGCGACTGAAAAAGAAATTAGTTTGTTGCTTAGTTTATTTTTTACTAAGATCGAGGATGAGTGGCATCACTATAGGATCGATGAAGAACTACAGGCAGTTTATCGTAAATCTGAGTCAGCAAGGAAGAGTGCAGAAGCAAGGTGGAATAAGGGTTCTATGCGAACGCAATCCGAACGCAATGCGAATGGTATGCTACCCATTACCCATAACCCATTACCCAATACCCATAATAATATATTGGTCGAATACTCAGATAACTTTGAAGAGTTCTGGAAGTCATATCCAAACAAAGTAAAAAAAGAATATTGCTGGAAGATCTGGAAGAAGCAACAACTGGATAATAAACTTGATGTGGTTATGAAGCATTTAAATGTTTATAAGAACTGTAAGAAATGGAAGGATGGATATATCGAGCATCCATCTACTTATCTTAACCAGAAGGTGTATCTAGATCCTGTAGAAGCACCAAGAGAGAGGAAGGTTATATGATTACCTATGATCGAATGCTATGCATATTAGATGATTGGATTAAATGGATGAGACGTGACAACGACCAACTGGGTTATCCAAAGAAGTCGTTGATGTTTTCTAGTGGTGGATCTGTTAACTCTGAAGCGTTTGATGAGATGTGTGATGCTGTAGACGAAAAGAACTGTGAGATCATGAACTCGATTATTAACGATCTGGATAGAGGTGAGCGTGAAGCAATATTTTATCGGTTATTTAAACAGCAACCTAAACCCTTTTATTACGAATTAAAGTTAACTTTAGCGTATACAAATATATTAAAAAAACTTGAAGAAAAAAACGTTATATAGTAATCAAACGGTTTTTAAATTGATATAATTAGTGGGTAGGAAAGTTGCGTCCAATTTTTCTACTCTTTGATAGAATTATAATTCGATCAATGATCTCCTCCCTCAAAGGCAAGGTTTAACGACTTTGCCTTTTTTATTTTATAAAGGAACTTATCATGGCAGGTAAATGCAAAAGTAAAGGTCGTAAAGGTTACGGCAAAAAGGGTAAGTAATGGCAATCACAGAACACAATGTAGACTCGATGATTAAATACTTTAAAAAGAAGTTAAAGGTTAATCGTCCAGCAACCGATAAGAAAAAGAAAAAGAAGAAATAATATGTTACTACTACCAATTCAAATGTATGGTCAACAACAAGGTTATGGCACTGCCGACTCGAATAAGATCTTATCTGAGTTTGGTAAGTCAGCATATAAGATGATGATGGATTCAAAGAATTCCAATTTTGGTGGCAAAAATGTTTTAGATAGTTCAGTAGGGTTAAATCCATCAAATAGAGATCTTGAAATGCTACAAGGTCGATCATCAGGATCTGGCGCAGATGCTTTTGAGTCTAACCCATATGGATTTGATTTAGACCCTAGTGGTCAGTTTTATATTGATCCTGCTGGTAATCCAATAGACAGAGATACATATAACTATTTATGGCAAGATTATCAAAATCAACAAAGAGAAGCATTAAAAAATGCTGTTCCAGACAACTACAATATCGGTGGAATATTAGATTATTTACAGTTTTACAAGCGATAGAGTCAGTTCACTTTTAATTAGGAAAATCAATAAGTTATGAGACCTACGATAGCAAATGCAAATATCTTACGGTTTCGTAATCAAATACGTCCAGAAGGTGTTGCAAACGTTGCTGGATTGTTAGAACCAATCGTATCGAAAGTAAAGAATTCACTAAATGAAATTACATCAGTTTCACCTAGTGGATCTAATGTTGTAGAAACTCCAGAGTATTATAGAAACTTACCATCAACTAATATTAATGTTGGTGATTTCTTAGTAGGCAATGCAGACAGAGCATTATTAGACATTAGTCAATACAGACCACCAAACCCAGAAGACTTTCTTGATCTTGGATTGCTTGGTGCTGATGCATTCTTTCCAGCAAGAGGTGCAGTTAAGTTAACAGGTAAAGCATTAACATCACCATTTGCTAAAGACATTTATGCAAACGTTCCTAATGCAGTAAACAGATTAAACCAAAGATTTACTGGTGTTGATTTACAACCAGAGATCATGATGGGAGAAAAATCTGCATTATGGAATAAACGTGGTGGAGATGTTGATAGATTTTTGGAAATGGAAAAAGAAGGTTTCCAATCTTCGAGCAATCCAGAAGCACCTTATACAAAAACTCAAGCATGGCAACAAACAGGAACTGGAAGACAACCTTTTGATAAAAAACTAAGGCAAGAGTTAGACGACAGTCAATCATTTTTAGACATGGATAAAATTCCTAAGTTTAATGATGACCAAATGGCAAGATATAAAGCATATAAAATGGGTTACGATGATAGATCATTGTTACCTTTTGATTTAAAGAAAGTTCCAAAAGAACAATATAAAAACCACGTTAACATGAGAATGTTAAAAGGACTTGCTGATCAAAATGCAATTCCTTTAAAAGATGCATTTTATTACAAAGATTTATACGAAGCATATCCACAGTTAAATGCTGAAACCAAGATTACTTCATTGCCAATGATTGGCGAAAGAAAAACTGGTGGATTTTTTGATCATACAACTAACACAGTTTACATAAACACAAATACTTTAAAGTCAGTTGATCCTAAAGATATTGTTTTACATGAGTTACAGCATAAAGTTCAAAACATAGAAGGTTTTGATATTGGTGCTAACAGCACACTATCTTATGGAGATGTTTTAAAACGTGTAAAAGAAGTTAAATCAAAAGCAACAATGGGAATGTATGGAGAAAATACAGATAAAGTTACATCTATTGTTGATGATATTTATGATAAGTTTACAGACCAAGCAAAAGGTGATTTTTACACCAAACTGCCTAATCCATATTGGACTAAATCTGGAGAAATAGAAGCAAGGACTGTTGGCAAAAGAAGAGATTTGTCTGCTGATGAAAGAAGGCAAATATATCCTTATAGATTTAACAGGCAAATGGAATTAAATAACCCAAACCAAAATATGCAAATGGATGTTCCTATTAATTATGGTTGGTCTTCAGCAGATACTGGTATGTTTAATCCAGTAAAGTCAGACAGTTATATTAGATCTACACCAAAGAAACCAGATCCTAGAGTTGGAACTCGATACACAAAAGAATATGTAGGTGACTTAGTAACACCTAAAAATATTACAGGTAAAGAGTTAGAAGGATCAACAATTATAACCAAACCTAGTGATGCAACTAGTCGAGGTGACAAGATTACATCAATCTCTGATGAGTTCTTTGAGCAACAACCTCCAACAACTGAAGGTGGTTTTGACTTTGCACGTAGTAAAAAGAATATTAAACAGGGTAAGTATTACGGTTCTGGTCGTGAGCAAGTAGATGTTGATACCAGAAGAATGATCCAAGCGTTTAGAGAAAACAAAGCACAAGGTGGAACTGGTCGAATGATGTTTACTCCATCAACGATGGGTAGTTATAGTGAGTCATTCTCTACAATGCCATTTGAGAACTTAATGCCAATACTTGCTAAAGCAAAACCAGAAGCAATTGCAAAAGTTAATAATGAAATAAGACAGATCTATCCTGAGTTCTCTGGATTAAATACACCAGCAGGAACTACCGAGATATTAAATCATGGTAACTTGCGTAAACTTGCAATGGAAAGATTAAGAACTAAATCTGCACAAGAGAATCTTGGTTACAACGCAGAAGATCTTTACAACGCAGTTCGATCTGATCGTTTAGTTGGTGTTGGTAAAAACATGATTGGTGATACGTTGGTAGAGATGGATACTGCATTACTACAACGTGCTGATGATATGTTAAACGATGCTAAGATCACTGACCTAAGTCAGTCTAAAGAAGCAAGAAAAGCAAGATCACCAGAACAAAATAAAGTTTTAGATGAAGTCTACGCAATGTTTAGAAAAGACATGGGAGACAATCATAGAACTTATAAAGTTGCTAACACTGGTGC